TTGTTTCTTGTTTTTTTGCCATAATATAATATATAATAAAATTAATAAAATAAAAGGCCGAGGCCGAAGCCCCGGTCTTTTAAAAAGTGTTTATTTTAATAACATAAAGTTATTAGCACCTTGAGTAATTAAACATCTTTCTGATAAGAAGTGTAATTGCATTGCATCTAAAGCAGATGTAGCAGCACCAACCGAACCAGTAACCCAAGTCTTCATTCTTCTGTCATCAGTTTGAGAAGCTCTATATCTTACATGTAAGAAAGGACGTCTCATACTAGCGCCAACATTTTGGTCATAAACAGTAGAAGTACCAGCAGGTATCATAACTCCTCTAAGTGCGTTAGCACCAGCAGTTAAGTTAATACCACCTCTAGTAGCTTTGTCATTTAAGTATCTAAAGTCAGACTTATAGAAGTCATAAGAACCTCTTCGGAAACCTGAGAAACCTAAGTTAAGCGCCATATCTTCAGAGTTGTTAAATACTCCGTAAGAAGTACCACCAGCTCCATAAGAGTTCATTGAAGCTAACATATCATCAATAGCTAAACTAGTTGATCTGTTAACAAACATCATGTACTCTTCAATTGCACCTTGCTTATCAAACTCAGCTAATATAGCGTCAAACTCAGCTAAATCAGTTGCTGCGTTAACACCAGTAACACCAGTAGTGATATTACCTCTAGTTTCAATAGCAGAGAATAAACCTTCAGTACCCGTGTTTTTAGTAGTATCATTGGCAGTAACGTTACCGTCGCTCATAACACCAGCTTCTTCAGTAAGGTCATTACCAGCTCCACCTTTTTCAGCTTCTAACATTGCCATTTCAATGTAGTCAGTGAAACGAGATCTAGTGTCAGCTTCAGCTTTTAAATACCATAAGTATCCAGAAGCACCTCCTTCAGAAGAAACTTCAACCCAACCAATTCTAGAAGCGTCAGAACCTGATACCTCGTAGTAATCTTTCATTATGATTGGCTTGTTGTTAAATGATTTGAAAGAAGGTTCGTTAGCTCCTCTTCCATCAGCTGTACCTGTACCAGCAGCTGTAAAGTACTTTGAAGCTTTTGGAAACTCAGAACCATAAACTAATACAGTTGTTGCGCTACCAGAAGTTGTACCTGATAAAGCTGCAGCACCATATACAGCTACATCAATTCTATCAGTTGCTACTGTTACTACTAAACCTTTTTTAACACCGTTAGTAGGATCAGAAATAATAACAGTATCATTAACTCTTATACCGTGATTACCAGACGCTACGTCAGTGTTACCATCAATATCAGAAATAATATCTATTTGAGACGTTGAATCAGCACCACCAGCAGTAGAGTGAACGTGTCCTAAATAAGATAAGTGTAAACGACCTTGCTCAGACCAAACAACTTGGTCAGCAGTCATCGCTTCTTCAGCTCCAACTTGTGATAAGAAACCTGAAATAGTCCTAGGACCAAACACTTCAGCTTCTCTCTCCATTAGATCTGGTACATATTGTTGCGCCCATCCAGCTCCCGCTGTTGACGCTAAATCTAGATAGTTGTTTTGTAGTGTTTGCTTTATTGGAGCGGGTACACTATTTAAACTACCTCCTGCAGTAATTGCCATAATTTTAAATTTTTAATTGTTATTTATTGTTTTTAATTTTAAACTTAAAATCAGAAGAATTATCACCTAATACTTTTACTTTTATACCATCTGCAGATATTTGTCCATGAGCTTGTCTTGGATTCATATTAACATTTTTAGCTTTAGCAACGCTGTCTTTCATAGCATCAGCTTTACCTTGTTCATAAAAGTGTTTTGCAATAGCATCAGCATTCATTGCTGTGTATAAAGATTTATGATAACCCGCTGCATCTGACATTTCATTATTTTCATTCAAAAACTTTTTGACAAAATTATTAATATCGCTTTGAGCTTCTTTAACCTCATTAGCATTGTTTACATTAAACCTGTATTTTTTATCACCGACATTGTATTCAAAACCTTTGAACTTATCGTTAAAAACATTACTTGTTTTATTTAAAAAAGTACGCGTTTGTTTTTCTGCTATTTTTTGATTTGCTTCTGATTCTTTGTTGTATCTATTAAAGAAATCCATAGCTTTTTGTTGTTCAGGCGTAAGCTTTGAACCAGCTTTAATTTCTTCATAGTATCTGGATTTTTGCCCTTCCAGGTGGGCTCTAGCGCTGGCAACTTGCTCTTTTAACGCTAATTTTTTTCTTCGTATATCTTTATCTTCATCAGCTTCTTCATCATAAGAAAACGAATCTTCCATAAGGAAGTTAATTTCTTCTGTGTTTAAATGAGGCTTTGTTTGCCTATAATATTCATATAATAAATCTTGATTGTCTAATTTACTATAATCTTGATTAAGCTTAACATAATCATTTAAATCACCACCAGTTTCTTCTATAAAATCCATTAACTTTTGAATATTTTCTGGTAATGGTTTACCGGTTGCTTCTGCTTCAGCTACAGCTTCTTCAATTTTTTCTTCTACTTCAGCAACGGCTTCTTCAGTAGAATCTTCAGTAATTTCTTCTAATACTGGGGTTTCTTGTGTTTCTGCTTCCGGTTGTACTTCTTCTTGTTTTTCTGTGGACTCGGTGTTTTCAGACTTTGCAACCACTCCGCTGTCGTCAGCGTTATCTTCTTTAGTTTCATTTTCTTCTGGTTTTACTGGTTTATCTAAATTTACTTTTACAATGTTTTCTTCTTCTTGAGTATTTTTAATCTCAACTTTAGTAACATTATCTTGTGTAGTTTCTTCAACTACGTTTTCTTTGTTTTCTTCCATAATATAATATAATAATAATTAATAAATTTTAACTAGGCTCAAATTTTCCAAGTCCAAAGTCACCACCTAATATATCATTACCTGAAGACTCAAAGTTTTTAGGTGGTTTTTTATTATTTCTTTGATCTATAAGTTGACTTTGTTGAGAAGCTTGCATTCTAGTTCTTTCATCTTTTCTATCTTCTTTCATTGTTTCTTTCATATCAATACTCTGCATGTTCATTTGCTGTAGCTGTTGATTAATTTCAAACTCAAATTGCATTAATTTCATTTTATGCTGAACTTCTAGCTCCATTTGTTGATTTTTTATTTGAGCTTTCATTTGTTCTAATTGAGCTTGCATTTGTGTGTTAGCTTGATTTTTTTGTACCTCAGCTTGAGCAGCTACTTGTTGTGTTTGTGCGTTAGCTTGAGCCTGTGCTTGTATATTTTGTTGTTGCACCATTCTGTCGTTAGCCATTTTCTTTTTTCTTCTAATCTTTAAAACTTGATTAGCTAATTTTACGTTTCTTATTTCTCTAACATCTATAGCGTCTTCTAAATCTATAGTTTTTTGCTGCAATGCCATTTGTATATTGTTTTCAAGCATTAACTTTTCTTCTTCATCAGGCTGTAATTCTAAAAATATACCAAAGTCATATAAATGTAAACTAGAAAGCTCTTCAAGAGTTGCTAAATTATGACCGCCTATAGCTTGCATAAAAGCGTCTCTTGATGGAGAATATTCTAATATATCTGATATTCTAAGAGAAAGAGCTTCGCAAGTTTCTACAGTTAAAAATAAACCCGCCTGTAATATATGTCTTGTTGCTGTATTTGAATTTGCTGCCGCTAATTTTTGTACACCTACTAAAGCGTTTTTATCTGGTATGCTACCATCTCTAGCTTCATTAAGCCCCGTTACATCTCTTATCATTTGTAGATAATAATTGTAATTACCTATAAGAGCCTGCATTTTATTACCACCACTACCAGATGTAATTTCTTGAATAGGTACTTTACCTGGATTCATATCACCCTCAGAAGTAAACGATCTACCAATTACAGATCCAGTTTGAAAGAACATGTTTAAAGCTTCTTGTGGATTATAGTTAGTTCCATTACCTAAGTCTATTTCAGCTAAACCATCAGCGTCTAAATAAACACCGTCTGGTACCATACGCGCCATCACTTGTTGTATTTTTAAATGTGTTAACTGTATCATATCTGCAAAACCAGTAATACGTTTTACTAATGAATCAATTTTATTATCATATATTCTAGGCGCAACTATATTATAATTCATTTTAACTTTAGTATAATCGCTTTTTGGTCTTAGCATGTTTTTAGCCATTTCCCATTTAAGCAATTTTTTAGTACCTAAAATTAAAGCGCCATCATATAAAACTTCTATTGATCTTAATAATCTTGAATAACCACCTTCTTTGTTTTCAGGTGGATCAAAAGTGTCGTCTTTAGGTATTATTTTATCAGCGCCAGTACCAGTTTCTTTTATTTTGTAAACCTCGTTCATGTAAGTCTTATAGTTAAAGTATAAAACTTGTACTGTATTAACATCTTCTTTATCTACAGAATATCTTGTATTATAATTATTTCTATTATAATTTTTATTTTTCATTATATCTTCAAGATCTTCTCCTGTTAAATGAGGAAACTGTTTTGCTAATTCATTTACAGGTATAGACTTTACTTCACCAACATAATATATATCTTCAAAATAAGGTGAGTCAGTATAAGAGTAAACTAAGTTAGCTGGATCAACATAGTCTACAACTACACCTTCAGAAGTTGTAAAACTAGTTTTAACAGCACCAATACCAAGTACTGTTAAATCATAATAAAATCTTTTCTTTATTAAATCATACTTATTTCCTTCTAACAAAGTGTTTATAGCTTGCTCTTCTGCTATTTCTGAAGCTTGTTTATATGTAAGCTGCATATGAAGCCCTAACTCTTCTACAGAATCAGGTAATTTTTCTTCTTCATGAGCAGATAATTTTATACCAAAAGCTTGTTTAGAAAATTCATTTAATTCTTTTGTACGCATATCTCTTAACATAGACTCCATATATGCTGTACGTTTACTAACGCCATATGGATCCTGAGAAAAAGCTTTTATATCATACATTTTTTCTGACATACCATTTACAACTATATCTACAAACTTAGATATAATAGGCACTGGCTTCCAGTCTAAATTTAAATAGGACAAATCACCGTTTATAGATAACTCATCCTTATACTTTTGTATTGATTGTTCGCCTCTAGCATACAACCTTAATTTATGAAAATCTTTTAAATTGCTTCTATATCTATTAGTACTTCTATCTTCATGAAACCATTCTGCTTCTATAGCTTTAGCTACTTTTAAACCATAATCGTAACTAAGCTTTTCAGCATCGCTCACGGTTTGGCTTGGAAAATAACGTTTACTAGAATATGCCATATTATTTTATTATTTGTGAATTAGTTCCAGTATTACTATACTTGGAAATATTTATGTTTAATTTTGGTTTTTCAACCTTAACGTTTGGAGCGTATAAATGTCTATTATTTGCCATTATAGCTAAGCCGCTGCTTATAGACGCATCAAACTTTGTTCTTTTATTTATGTCAAACTTAGCCCAATCATTTAATAGCTCATTAAAATATAAATCTCCAAAACTACCATCTTGCTTCATGCCTACATGATTTTGTATATACATTTCAATAGCTGCTGCGTGAGCTTGTTTTATATCTTCACTAGAGTTTGGTATACCACCTACTTCTTTTTCTGCTGTTGATAGTTTATTCCAAACTTTATCAGGTCTATTCATACTAAAACCTCTATAACCTCTTCTTCTTAAATAATATAAAAGTCGAGGCTTGTTGTTCTCTGCAAGTATTGGCATGCCATAAAAAACTAAAGCCATTAACACATCTTCAAAGAATATTTCAGCTGTAGGTGGTCTCGACAAGTATTCTAAAAAAAAGCTATTCGCAGGAGCGTCCTCCATACTAAACCTGGTTAAGCCGTGTAATGCTCCTTTAGAACCTTTACCATCTACAGTCCCTGATATATCATAAGAGTCACAACCAAATGCTCCCATGTGTTCATTACCAGGATATTTTATACCGTTTTTAAGTACCACTCTATTTTGTAATTGCTGAGGTGGAACCCAGCTAAGTTTAAATCTACCTTTTGGATCAGGGTAATAAATAACTTGTGTATCTTTTACTCCATTAACCCACTGAAAATTTCCAGTAGTAACGCCTAACGTTCTAGACATTTCTTCGTTGTAATCAATTTGTTCGTATAATTTAACTAAGTTAAATATACTATTTTTTGTTTCATCTCTAAATGCGTGTTCTTCAGTTCTTGGAAACTGTCTGTAAAACTCATTTAAAGCATCTTGATCACCTTTTAAACCTTCTGCTTCGTTCTGCCAGTGATCTATTACACCTATATCTATTAGTTCACCATCTGGGGCAAACACGTCGATGTCAGGAGTAACGAATACTGGAACTCCGTACTCATCAATAAATCCTTCGTAGTTCCATTCCATTGGGATAAACAAAGAATATAAACCAGATTTTGTCTGACCATTTCTATTTCGCTTAGTGACATCTGATGCATTGTATAATTTTTTAAAATTTTCTCCACCTTTATCTAATGAATTTGAGGTTGAACCCATCATGCACTTACCTATAATCCTACTACCTAATCGTAAACATGTTTTTGTTACCCTCCAGTTATTTAATATATTATCAGGTCTTTCCCATTTACCACTTTCATCATGTACTAATAATGCTAACTTTTCACCGTCATAACTATTATCACCTGTATTTTTCCAGTCAATAGTAGTATCTAATCCTTGTATATCTTCTAGTTGTTCGTTAGCTGTAATTTTTTTACGTGTAAATTTGCTAGCTGGTACTCTATACGCAAGCTCTGATTTTGGCCTGTCCATACCATCTTGTATTGGTTTAAAGAAAAACGGGTAGTTAATACTAATAGGTACTACTTTATCTGTAAACATTTTTTTAGCATCAGCACCTGTTTTAGAAAGTATCCCATATCTACTATCACTTGATATAGTAGCTAAATTAACTGTTTCAGCGCTACTCATAAAAGAAAAACCACTACGACGGTTTTTAAGGTAACACATGCCGTAACATCTTTTATCTGCTTTACAAGCTTCCCAAAATATATAAAATAATCTATTTGCTTCTCTAAAGTCAGGCGCACCTACATCTATTTTACTCCATTGAAGATACATATAATGAGCACCTGTTATATAGGTTGGTTCACCATTATTTGTAAACCAAAACCCTTCATCTCTTCGTTTAAACTCTTCGTCTATATAATCAAACCATTTTTCTTTTTGATCTTCAGGATAAGCTCTCCAATCAAATATATTTTTTAATCTACCTAATTCTTTTGGGTACTCTATTTTTTGCCACTTGCCTTTGGCGTTGGTGTGCACGTGCACTGGTTCCATTGGCAAAGCAATGCGCAACCCTTGTATTTCAAGTATCTTCCCAATTCTACCAGTTTTTGATATAATAACGATATCGTTTTCTTTATTGTATCCATATTTCCATTTTTTAGATTTGTTAAGCCGACTAATAGTCGTGCGTTTAATAGGTTCTATTATTTTAA